AAATACTTGACGGGGGTCTGGTGCCAACTGTGGGAAAGATTGGCGCTGGGGGCGCTGTTGCTTACATAGATGATTATGAGTTTGGGGGAGCATCTGATTACACTCAGCGCCCCCCTGACATCGATGGTCACTTGGTCGGCCTAGAGGTTGAAGGCGATTCAATGCTGCCAAAGTTTGACCCTGGCGATGTGATTTATATTAGCAAATCAAACGACGGCGTGTTGTCCGATTACTACGGCAAGTTTTGCGCTTGTCGCCTCACAACGGGCGAAACCCTGTTGAAGAAGTTGGCCCGAGGGTCGGGGCCAAGCCTGTATACACTCCGGTCTTTAAACGCTGCCGACATCGAAGATGTGGAACTTGACTGGGCAACGCCCGTTGTCGCCGTGAGGCTCAGGTAAATACGTACCGCAAAAAGGTACGTTTTTTACCAATCCCTATTGACGCGTACCTTTAACAGGTACAATATTGGCCCGTCGTCGTCACTGATCGCCTGAATTAACAGGCCAGCGCGCGGTGACGGGGACGCCTCCGATGGCCACCGCTTACCGCGACGTAGATTGCCGCGACCTCTCAGAAGCCGCCATACCTTACTGCCTGGCCAAGCTGGCCTATGCCGCTGGCGAGGATACGGCAGGCGATGCGGCGTGGCAGCGCTTTATTGACGCAACCGACAGCGACGATCGCGAGCAGATCGAAGCCGAACTTGACTGCGAGTATAGCAACATCGCGGCTTGGGCATCGTGCCTTGAGTACGAAGCCAATCGCATCAAGCGCGACATGGCAAAGCGGGCAGCGGCAAAAGCCATTGCGGCGTTTGACGCGCGGGTGGCAGCATGAACGGCGCCAACCTCCTGCGCATTTGGTGCCTAGCCTGTGGCAGTGCCGCTGCCGGCTACCTCGCCATGATGGCCGTCGTCACGGTTTTGACCGCGATATGAGCGCCCCCGCCATCGCCGCGCGCTTCGGCGTGACCGCGCTTACCATCGCCCTGCTCTTTGTGGCTCTGCCGCTTTTGGGACCAGCATGATGCACTTACCCGTTTATAACGACGCCCTGGCGCTCGCTGCGTTTCACGAACACGTTGCGCCACTGCTGCCGCCTTTCGTTGTTGTGGCTGTCAGCGAGTTGATGACCCGCATGGAGATCGACCGTATCAAGGCGCATAACGCGCGGTCGGCGATACAGCCGGGCTGGCCGATTCAGCGCGTGGCCGAGCATCGCGTTGAGGTGTCGGCATGAGCGCCAGTCACACAATGGGGCCATGGGGCCGCGGAATTTGCAGCGTTAGCAAGACGGGGGATGGGTTTGCGTCACTGACTGTTGTCGATGACAGCAAAGCCTTTGGATGGAGCAATGTGGCGTCTGTTCATTTTTCCAAAATGAACCTTGCTGGCAGGAGGCCATGGGAAATGCCTGATTATTTGCTGATCAAGGCCGCGCCTGATTTGCTGGCCGCGCTGGAAATGATCCGCGACGCTGACGACGATTGCAAAGCTGACGGCCTTTTCACCATCCCCGCCCCGACCCGTGCGGCTATCGACGCAGCCATTGCCAACGCCACAGGTGTAGCATGACCCGCCCCACGCTCCCCCAAACCCTATGCCTGGCCTTTGTCGCCGCCGCCTTTGTCGCGGCCTGCGTGACCGGCTTTCAGGGAGTGCTGAACGCATGGTAACCGGCCCCGTCTTTCATGAGGCGTTTGAGCAAGGTTCAGCGGCTTGGCTACAGGCTCGCTGCGGCCTGCTCACGGCAAGCGGGATGAAGCTGGTCGTCACGCCGACGTTAAAGCCCGCCAGCAATGACAAAGAACGCTCCCACCTTTACGAACTCCTGGCGCAACGCATCACCGGCCATGTCGAACCGCAGTTTATTACGGACTCAATGCTGCGCGGCCATGAAGACGAGATAACCGCCCGCGCGCTCTACGCCGAGCATCATGCGCCAGTGCATGAAATCGGCTTTATTACCAATGACCGCTGGGGCTTCCCGATCGGCTATTCACCCGATGGCCTGGTCGGCGAGCATGGCCTAATCGAGTGCAAGTCTCGCGCACAAAAGTATCAGGTGCAGACCGTCATCGAAAACGCCGCAACCGGCACGATCCCGGCTGATTACCTCATTCAATGCCAGACCGGGATGCTAGTGGCCGATCGTCACTGGTGCGATTTCATCAGCTTTAGCGCCGGCCTGCCGATGATCGTTGTCCGCGTCCACGCTGACCCCGTTTTGCAGGATGCCATCATTGCAGCCGCATCAGCCTTTGAGGCGCGGCTTACCGACAAGCTGGCGACGTTCAGCGAAACCGTGACCGCGCTGGGAATGATCCCGACAAAGCGCACCGTTGAAATGGGAATTTTCTAATGTCCGATATGTCCCAAGTCATTATTGCCAAGAGCGACCAGATCAACGCTGGCGATCTGGTTGGCATCAGCCGCACAATCCGCGTTGCTTCCGTCAATGTGATCCCAGGCGAAGATCAACCTGTTTTGATAAAGGTCGATGGCGACAAGAAGGCATACAAGCCTTGCAAGTCTATGTGCCGCGTTCTGGTTGCCGCATGGGGTGCAGACAGCGCCAAATATGCCGGGCGTTCGATGACCCTCTACAATGACCCGGACGTTCTGTGGGCAGGCATGAAAGTCGGCGGCATTCGCATCAGCCACATGTCGCATATCGACAGCCCGATCACCCTGGCGCTGGCCGAAAACAAAAAGAACCGAAAACTATTTACCGTCAAGCCGCTGCCGACCCAGCGCGATAATACCCCCGCCGTCGCTTCCCCCCCAGCGACCGCTGCCGAAACCCCCTTAATCGACGCCGGGCAGTCAGCCGGGGCGGCGTCAAGCGAGGACAAAGCTGCCCAATGGACAGCCGAAACCCTTGCGCTGATCGACATGGCCACCGATCGCGAGCAACTGGCGCTTGTGCAGTCGGGTCGATCGGGCGGGCTGGTAAAGCTGGCAAAAGATAGGCCGGAACTTCTGGCTCAGATCAACGCCGCCATTGCCGATCGCAATGAGGCGTTTGATGGCAAGCGGGTAACGGCATGAGTGGCCCGCTCCACTACGGCAGCGTGTGCAGCGGCATAGAAGCCGCGACCGTCGCCTGGCACCCGCTAGGTTGGCAACCTGCATTCTTTAGCGAGATTGAGCCGTTCCCGCGCTCGGTCTTGTCCCACCATTACCCGGAGGTTCCGCTTCATGGCGACTTCACGACAATCGGAGCCGACGACTATGGGGCAATTGACCTTCTTGTCGGCGGCACCCCCTGCCAATCTTTCTCGGTCGCAGGACTTAGAGGCGGGCTGGGCGATGACCGTGGCAACCTGGCCCTCGAATTTCTTAGGCTTGCTGACCGCAAACGCCCCCGATGGTTGGTTTGGGAGAACGTCCCCGGCGTCCTGTCATCAAATGGCGGACGGGACTTTGGTTCCATACTCGGGGGCATGGTCGAACTCGGGTATGGCGTCGCCTACCGAGTGCTTGACGCTCAATACTTCGGAGTTCCACAGCGCCGCCGCCGCGTGTTCGTTGTCGGATATCTTGGAGACGCAAGACGTGCCGCAGCGGTTCTATTTGAGCGCCACAGCTTGCAAGGGAATCCTGCGCCGCGCCGAGAAGCGCGGCAAGACGCTGCCGGAGGCACTTCAGGCGGCACTTATGAGTGTGGCGCGGGTGGCAGGCCCGAAGGTGCCGCAGCAAACCATTTCGTAGCCGAAATCGCGCCGACCCTAAACGCTGCGTTCGCCAGCAAGCAGGGGCTTGAGAACCAGCATATAAACGGAGGGGGGGCTTGTTCGTTGCCACCCTTGGCGATGTGTCTCAACGCCGAGGCGATGGGCAGGCAGGACGCGGAGAGCGAAACGCTCATTCCCGTAAACAGGTGCGGGATCGATGTTGCTGATACTTTGACCAGCAACGGCGACGCGCACAGCGGCTATCGGGATGAGAAGGGATTAATTGCGCAGAAGGTGACGGCTTTCGATACCTACAACCAAGCGGTCACTGGCGATGTCACGCAAACGCTTTGTAGCGAAGGCGACACGACGAAAGGCGCGGCTCATCTTGTGCCTGCTGTTGCATACGACCTTCGAGGCCGTGAAGGCGGCGCCCAGTTTGAAGGGCCGCACGATACTGCCAATATTCGCGCCGCATCGGGTGGATCAAGTCGCAGCTACGTCGCGCAAACTTGGGCCGTCCGCCGCCTGCCCCCCGTCGAGTGCGAGCGCCTGCAAGGGTTTCCTGATGGGTTCACCGCCATCCCGTGGCGCAAGAAGCTCGCAGGTGAATGCCCAGATGGCCCGCGCTACAAGGCGCTGGGCAACTCAATGGCGGTTCCGGTGATGCGCTGGATCGGTGAGCGCATCGCAATGGTGGACGCAACTTCGCAAGCATTGGAGCAAGCATGACCCCGATTTGCATAACCGGCTGGCGACGATTGACGGGGCGGAATGAGCGCCGCTTTAAGGATAGCTGACAAATGGCCCGTCCTGATTTGCTGATCCGCCTGACGCCGGCAGAGTTGTCGCGCTGCAAACAAGCAGCCTCACTGCGCTGGCAGTTGGCCCGCGCCTCTCGCGTGATGGATAAGCGCCGGGACAGTAGCCGCCCGTTAGACGAAATTGACACGTTGGGCGTCAAAGCGGAGCAAGCCGTGGCGAAGGCGTTAAACCTTGAATACACGCCCAGCGCGTTGGGGATTGACGACGGTGCCGATCTGTATGCCAGCGATGTGAGCATTGACGTTAAGGCGACGTTTTACCCAAACGGGAAGCTGCTGCTTCGGAGCCAGGCGCAAGCCAAGGCAGACGTTTTTGTGCTGGTTGCCGCCGTTGATGGTGATGACGCCGTAATGCGCTTGTGCGGGTGGATCAGCCGAAAGGGGTTTCTGGCGCGGTGCAAGACCATCGACCTTGGCAATGGGCCGACTCTGGCGATGGAGCAGGCCGACTTGCGAATCCTAAATGAACTTTGGGGGCTGCTGGTAACGCGCCGCCACGGCCCCAACCCGGCTTTTGCCGCATGAGCCGCGCCGCCTCCGAGATCGCCGACGTTGCCCGCAAGTACCGCCGCGCCCTGCGCAACGAAACCGGCGTCCGCTTCACGCTCGACGAGTTGCGCGCCCTCGCCAATATCGGCACCCTTGAAGCCCTCCAGATCGCCGAAGCGAAAGAGTTGACAGCACAATGGCCCGCGAACATTCCCCCCATGTCGTCGGTCAATTCTGGCTCGACAAACGCCGCGACGGAAAGGCCCCGACTGTCTGGCAGATCGCCTGGTATGACGACGCCAGTCACACCATCCGCTATCGCAGCACTCGTAGCCGCGAGTTAGCCGGCGCGGTTGATGCCATTGATGCGCATTACCATGCCGACAAGGCGGGCAAGCCACAGGACGCCAGCGCGCTCGTTGTGCCGCAGTTGCTGCTATATTGGCGCGGCCACGGACAACACGCCATCAAGCCGGCACAGATCGCCAGCAGCTTGCGGCAATTCATCGCCTTCCTGTTTCAGGACAAGGCTGGCCCTGGCGTGAGTTTTGCCGACCTCAAGCCCGAAGTACTGACCCGCTTTCAGCGGTGGCGCATGGCGCCGCATAGCTACAGCATCGAATGGCAGGGGCGCACCTACGCGCACACATCAACCGGCGTTCGCGGCGAGAGTGTGCAGCGCAACCTGGACGACATAAGGGCCGCGCTAAACTATGCCGCCGATCAGGGCCGGGTGCCGTATGCGCCCAAAGTCCAGGGGGTGAAGCGCGAACTACGCAGCGACCCGCGTGACCGGGTGCTATCGATCGCCGAACTGGCGAGCATGGTCGGCTATGCGCTGAACGACCCGCCGCTATTGCATTACATCGTCGCGATGATCGCCACGGCAGCGCGCCCCGAGGCTGTGCGACTGTGGCGCATCAGCGAGCAAGCCGACACCGCCCGCGCGCTGTTCGATACGAACCCGCCGAAAAGGATGCGGACGAAAAAGCATAACCCCGTTGTGCCGATTCCGCTGTTTTGGGGCGACTGGCTTGCCCATTGGACACGCAACCAGATTGAACTGCCGCCGACGCTGCGCACCCGCTGGCGCACAATGCGCCGCGCGCTTGGGCTTGGCCCTGACATTCACGCAAAGACGATCCGCCACACGGTCGCCACCTACATGCGCGGGACCAGAGTGCCTGAACTCGACATATCTGGGCAGCTTGGCCACAGCATGAAAAACCGCGCTACAGGGGTCTATGCCAAGTATGCGCCGGACTATTTGGCGGCGGCGCGGACCAGCATTGATGCGCTTTGGCTGGAAGTGATGTTCGCGGTTCGTTCATGGCGCACGGACCACATACGGACCACGACAGCAAAAGGCGGGGTGATTGTGCTGGGCGTGAATGGGGGAAAAGAATTTATTTCCCAATAGTTTAGGAGTGGTGGGCGCTGACGGGCTTGAACCGCCGACCCTCTCGGTGTAAACGAGACAACCGCCGCTCAGTTAAGGGGGATTCTATTCGACACAAGCCCCGAAACTGTAGAACATGAGTGGAACATGCGACAAATCACGGACCACTTACGGACCACTTTTTAGGGGGTTTGGCGATCACCTCACTTCGGCCACCCCGCCACCAAAGCCCGGCGCTTAACCTCACAAGCCATCACCGCAGCCCCGCGTTCAATCAAAGCCGCATCAACCGCCGCCGCATCACCACCCCCCAGCGCCGGGATAGCGCACGGCACCAGCGCGCTACTCGGTGGCGGCGGCAGCTTGTGCGGCGGCGTCAGCGTCCTTGATGGCCCGCAAGCGCTCGTCAGACAGACAGCGCACAACAGGACGATCTTTGTAATAGACATGGGCGGTCTCCCTTGATCGTGCCGACAGCGCGGCTAGGCGGGCTTGTGCAGCGGTTGCGGCGTCATTGGCGGCAATGACTGCGGATTGCTGGCGGGCCGCTTCCTGCGCCGCCTGTAGGGCTTGTGCGGCGGCTATGGCCTGCCACTTGGTGCGCTCTACAGATCGGCCAGTTGCTTCGCGTGAATTGCCCCAAAGCCAAAGCGCCCCGATGATGGATGCGGCCAGCAAGATCGGCCAGATGATCGGCCAAAAGCGGCGGGCAATGGCGAGCGCGGCGATCACTTGACGCCCCCGTCCGGCACCAGCGCGGCGATCACCCCGATAGCCGCCGCGACGTAAGACCATGGCGCGGTCAATGCCGCAGCGCCGGCAATCCCGGTGCCGATAAGCAGCCAGGTGCTGCGCTCGTTAAGCCTGGCGCGGATGTAGTGGATAGTTGCCAGCATCACGCTTCACCCGTCGTCGCGATCGCCGCCGCTACAGTCAGCGGCGCCCGCCCAATCACAGAAACGCCCGCGGGCCAGCGGTAAGCGATCACCCGCGCCGCCGGGAATGCACGCTCGTTGATCGCGTCGCCCTGGTTGCCGCCCAGGATGCGCAGCCGGCCATCGGGATAGACGCCCGTCAAGAATCCCACATGCCCGCCACCGTCGCGCGAAAACACGACGATGCAGCCGAGCGGCTTGCTGATTGACACATCGGTCCCCCAGCTTGCCCATGATTTAGCCCGCAGACCGACAAACGAGCGCGGCGGCTTGAACCCGGCAGCGTCCATGCAGTCAGCGACGAACAGCCCGCACCACGGCACCGCGTCGCCGCTATAAGCAGCGCCAAGCCACCCGACAGCGCGCTTGGCCATTGCCATGATGACGGGGTTATTGCCCGCGCCCGGTGTCTCGCGAGTGCCAGTGCGGCGGCGAGCATAGGCCAGCCATAGAGGATCTATCATTCGTCAATGTCCTGGATATGGGCAAAGATTCCGGCGACAGCCCACGCCAGCACGATCGCAGCGGCAATCAGGGCGATAATGAGCAGCACGGCAATGGCGGTCACAACCGCGCTTCCCGATCGACCGCGGCCATGAACGCGGCCCGGCGCATTTCAATAATGCCGCGCCATTCATGTTCGACGCGCTCGGTGGCGTTGCTAACTGCTATGTCGCGCGCGTTGAGGGCTTGGACGAGTAAGTCCCAGGCGGCTTCTGAGGTGGTCATGCTGCCAGACCCTCCACCATCTCAGGCCGCACGGTGTTGCGCGCGACCTCCCCGAACGTGGCGTGATAGGTGATGCCAATGGCGGCGCGATCGGCCTGGTAGCCTGCCCGAGCGCTGTATGCGTCCTTGGCTGATAGCGTCGGGTGCTGCTCGACAATGGCCCCGGCGTCTTCTTTCAAGTGCCGATGATGCAGATGGCCAGTGTGGATGTAGACCTTACTGCAACGCCCCCACATCGCGCGAAACTGCGCGGCAAAGATAGACGATAACCCGCCCATCTTGGAAAGGTGCGAGTGATGCCAGCCCAGCATTACCGAGCCGAACTCGAAAGCATAATACGGCAACTCGCTGTCGATCACTTCGACGCGCGGCTCGCACTCATAGAGCGCCTTGAACATGTGCCGAAGCCATACCGACGATGCCAGATCGTGATTGCCTTCCGCCATTAGGACAATGACGCGGCGATGTTTGAGCAAGGCGCGATCAACAAGACCGCGCAGGGCTTTGATGGTGGCGCTGACCATCTTGGAAAAGCGCCCGTCCGCATCAAGTGGGTGGCCGCTTGTCGGGGTCGCGGCAACTAGCCCGTCGTAATGGAGAAAGTCACCTAGTTGAGCAATGACACAGGTGTCGGCGGCGGGTGCGCCGGCAACCATCGCGGCAAACGCGCCGTCAAGAATGCGCGACGCAATGCCAATGTCCCAATCGGCGCCGCCCTCTTTGTGCCAGGCCAGCATCCCCATGTGGTAATCGGTGAAGGTGTAGACGTTGCAGAGCAGCGCGGATGTGGTGGCCGGCGCGGCAACCGGATCAATGCGCGGCAAGTCCGCAGCCATCGCCGCAAATGCCGCCCGTGTCGCTTCGTCCCGCCGCTCCTGATCTAGCGATGTTTTGACCCATTGTCCGCGCTGGTTGCCGTCGCTGTCAAAATAGGTCGACACGCCCTTGACGACATAGGGTCCGCCGCCGTCACGCTCTGGGCTGGCTGCAATGCCGCCAATAATTCCCGCGTGCCGCAACGTGCGCTGCAACGTTTCGCGCGCGATGCCCAGCGCCTCGGCGGCGGCGCGCTGATTGTTGCCGCTTTCGGCATATGCGGCTAACCGGCGGGCGACCTCCACCGAATCGACGGAGGAAATTCCCACGCTATTTGCCTTGCTCGTCGGGTGGCAATCGGCCCGTCCAACCCCTGACCGTGTTGGATTCCCAAATTCTGATGGCCATCCATATGGCGGTCAGCAGCGCCGCCAGTGGATTGAACAAGCCAGCCCATGAGGCAGCGAGCGCGCCAACGGATGCAAGGTCCATCAGCTTAGACCATTCGGGCTGGTCGCTCATGCGACGGCGCCCGAAAAAAAGATTCGCGTTCCCGGTGGGCCGGGATTATCGGCGCGGCTATTCATCTGGGCGGTCCTTCGCTCGGGTGATAGGGCCATCGTCATGTTCCCGCAGGGCGATGGTCCGACTGTTGCGCCAGGCTATTCAGCGCTGACCGGCGTCACTTCGCCCAGCGCCGCGACCATGGCATCGCCGCGCCCGTCATCGCGCAGCCCGTGCCAGCCGTTGCCGGTTGCAAATGCGATCAAGCCGCCGGCCAAAGCCTTGCCTGCGTCACTGATTTCGGCGCGCTGGGCATAGAGATATTCGCCCGTGCGAACGATCTGATCGACGGGCGACGGCAGCACGTTGAAAGCCTCGACCGCTGCAATGACCGCCACGCCTTCATCAAGCAGCGGCCCCGCGCAATAGTCGGCGATCGCGTCACGGGCGGCGGTGATGTTGTCGAATGTGTCCATGGCCTGCCTATCCTCTGCAAAAAATCTTGGTGGTGTCGTTGGCGACGGTCGACCCGGAATAGCCAACTGAAAAGCTGACAAGCTGGGCGGTCGCGCCATTGGTAAAGGTGCCGGTGACCTCGCCCGAGCCAGGCTCCCCAGGGCCGGCAAACCATGCGTCGCCAGTGGCAAAAACCGAGCCATTGGCGAGCAGTCGGGCGTTGCGATTGCCATTGGTGGCAGTTGATGCGGTTGCGCCGTAGCCGCCGCTAAATGTGGCTGTGGCGAAAGCCGCCATGTATTTTTTGATGGTTTCGCCCACGCCGACCGTCACTTCGCCAAACCCGGCGGGCTTGCCCGTTACGCCGGTCGCCCAATCGACTGTATTTTGTGTCGCAAGCGCGCCTTGCCCGGCAATGGCTGCGGCAGTGTTGGCGCTGGTCTTGTCAGCGTCGGCAGGGGGCTTTGTGCCGGTGATCGCGGTGTAGTTTGAGTTTGTCGCTGTTGCCGCTTGCCCGGTAATGCCGGCGGCGGTGCCGATCCCGGTGATGATGCTCGCGTCAAGCAGCCATGTATCATTGGCCTGGTTGGTCAGCCCGCCTTCTGCCGCGCCAAGAGTGACTCTGTTGCGCGTCGCTAAAACGCCCTGGCCCGCGATTGCGGCGGCGGTGTTCGCGGCGGTCACATCGGCGCCAGCGGTTGCCGGTTTCAGCGCTTCGACGCGGGTGCCATCAGCATAGATAACGTCGTCGGCCAGCGGCGGGCCTAGGCTCCAAGATGTAGCAACATCGCCTTCCTCGACCTGTAAATCGTCAAGGATAAAAACGTCGCCGTTGACAGCAACGCGCCCGGTGCCGGCTTCGGGTTTCCAACTGATAAACACATGGCCATTAGGCTCGACCGACGCGCCCCAATTGATGCGGAAAACAAACCGTTTAAACCCGCTGGCATCAACTGCCGGATTAGCCACCTCGACCACGCTTGCAGGAAAGATATTCCAGCCTAAAAACATGCCAGGAGTGACAAATGCCCCAAGTTTTTTTGCCCAAAACGACAGCATATATGTCGTGTTAGGTTTCCATCCACCAATCACGCCGCTTATCGTAGGCTCTGGCGTAAAATCGCCCGCCAAAAGTCCAAATGTTGTGTTTGAAGTGGCGGCCAGCGCCCGCAACCCAAAAGCAGAGCCGCCGTTACGCCCGTCGATGTTGACCCATTCCGTTGCGATTCCGGCGCCGTTATAAACGCTATAAGCCACTGGCCGCAGGCTTGATCGCCGCGTAAATCCCGCATTGTATAGCAGATTGCCACCACCCACCGATCCAGTGAAGTTGCTGGCGTTCGCCCCCACCGTGGCGTTGTCTGCTGGCTTAGTTGCACCAGTAACAGCATCAAAATCTGAACTCGTCGCCGTTGCGGCCTGGCCCGAAATGCCAGCGGCGGTATTCGCGCTTGTTGTAACTGGCCCTAAAATCCGACGCGGCCCGGTAACGCCATAAAGCACATACGAAACAGCCACCTCATAGGCTGTCACCGGCAAAAGCGCTGTTGCCTCCCAACGTGTTGCGCTTGCTAACGCCTCGCCGGAGGTGATCCACCCCGCATCAGCAGCCTGTCCCAAAACGTATAGGCGATACTCGAAAACAATAGCATCAATGGGATTTACCGCTGCGCCGGTTGCTACCAAGGCCGGGGTGACAGACCCGCCTGCCGTGAGGCTTGTTGCGCTGATGGCCCAATCAGACGCGCCCGGTGTTGGCGCAGTCGGCGGCGCGGTGACGCTAGGCGTTGGCGGCGCAACGCCCGTTTGCCCCAAAGCAAAAGCGTGTTTTGCCGCCGTCTCGCTGCGCGCGATCAATGTAACCGACGCCCCCTCAGCGTCCAATTCGCGGTTAACGATGACGACCGTTTGCCCATTCAGGCCAACTTCCGGCAAGTTCACAGCAATCTGATCGCCCGGCTTGTAGCCCATCCAGCGCAATTTTAACGGCAGCGCGATCGGCCCAAACTCGCGAGCATTTTCAATATCGTAGCGCGCAAGTTGTGAGACCTGGGCCAAGTCTTGAACTAGCGGGTATTGCACTTCTTTGGTGCGCAGCCCGCCGTCTGTCGTGACGTGAGCCGCAACGACGATCGGCAGCGCCGGGATAACTTGCCAGCCATGCGCCTCGCTGCGATAGCGCGGAATAATGCGGTTAATGCGGTCGCGTCGCGGCTGCGTTCCGGTAACGCTGGCCTCGCCAATGACATCATTGAGCGTGACCGTCGCCAACGTGACCTTTGGTGCATTGCAGATGCAAGACAGCTTTGCGCCCAGGTGCATCGGCTCACCGCTGCCAGCTTGCAGAATCGCTTTCAAAACGCCCCACTTGCCATCGCTCGAATAGATGACGCCGCCAACCTTCCAGTTATTTGCATCGGCAACATTCGCGCCATCAACAAACGCGGCAACATCAATGCCGACGATGGGAGCGCCGACGCCAAGAATCCGCTGACCGTTCTGGTAGCGGCCAAGCGCGAACGTCAGCGCATGGAGGTAAGGATTTTCACTGTAAACGAACGTCGCTTCGTTTGCCGATCGGCATGAACCGGACCCGCCTGGATAAGTGCTGTCTAGGCGCGGATCATAGACCCGAACGCCGCGCACAACCCAGCCAGGTATTGGGGCGCCCTGGCTGTAAATCTTGCTTTTCAGATCATAGCGCAGCGTCCACATCGCCGCCGCAAAACCCGACAGTTTATTGGATGATCCCCAGCCCGGCGAGGCAGTAGTGGTTTTGCCCGACGAAACAAACAATCCCGCCGTTGATAGCGCGCTGGATTCTGGTGATTGACCGAGCTGCGTTTTTTGGAACATCCACGTCGCAAAGCCGCCGCTTGCCAAGCCGCCAGAAAAGTTGACGATCGCCTTGTCGGCGGTGAACGATTCAACCGCATCGATCGGCCCTGCGCCTGACAGAATGACGACGTTTGTTTGCAGATCCGGCAGCGTATATCCGGTCGTGCTATGCGTGCGCCGATAAATGATATTGCCAGCGTTGAATGTGCGCCCGATTGCGTAGGGAATCGATGCGTTAGGATCAGCCTTAAACTGCGTCGCAATTCCGCCAGCGGTTGGCCTGGATGCCGTCAGGTTCGCCGCTATCGACAGGCCACCCGCGACCATGCTCAACGTCGCCGCGCTGATGCCGCCAACCGTCGCCGCCGTTGCTGCCGTTGCCGCCGTGACTGATGCCGTCGCGATCGCCCCCGCAGTCAGGCCACCCGCCGACGCAGCGGCCCCCGCCGTGCCGATGCCCACCGCCGCCGCGCCGCCTGTGGCAACGACGATCGCCGCCACCGCGACGACAATAGCTGCGACTTTTAGAACCTTGCTCATACGCGCCACGCGGTGATGAACAGCACTGGCTGCAAAACCGTTGCGCCGCCTGGTGCGTCATCGTGATAGCCAAGCACACGGCCATTGCCGAGCGCGATTGCTAGCGCATCAAAACTGTCAGCCGAAGGCATAGCGATAATATCCCCTGCTGCTGCCGACGCTGGCGCAATTCGTTCCAGGCCGTGCTTGTCGAGCGCCTCGCTCAATGATTCCACGCCAAACCGGCGCATTGCCCGTGCCGCGCCCAGCGCGCTCGAATAGCTGCCGGCCTTGGCCATCGCGATCGGGATGCCAAGCGCCCGCAAATGATAAACCACCATCCGCGCGCAATCCTCGCGGCCCCATGTAAACGGCACATCTTGAAAGCGTGCGACTGTTGCCTGCGTCGCGGCAACGCGGCGCACCATGGCAGGATGTGGGGCTTTCATGCCGGGTTCCCGCTAATCATAATTGACGAATTGATCTGCGCCGAAATTGCCGTTGCCGCCGCTGCCGTATGAGATACCCGTTGGCGGCGGCTCGACGCCCCAATAAATATTGCTTTCGACGCCGGTAACATCAAAAAAACCAACCTCGCCGGGCCATACCGATTGATGGAAACCGTCTGCCAGGCGCTGCCCCTCGTCGTCGGAAAACAACCGCTCCATTACCGAAACAACTTCGTATTCTAGCGTGCGGCCTTCCTTGCCAGACCGCAGGATCGGCACATCAACTTCGCCGAGAAACACTAGATACGGATCGGGAATAACCAGCCCGGTCGCCGGGTTGATTGCCCCCATGTAGAGCGAAACCAGACTGCCCTGCATTGCCGCGCTGGCCAGCGTTGCCGCCGCCGTATCGTTTGGCGGAATCATGCTGATATTGATTGCGGGCGATTGATCGCCGCTGCCGTCGCTTAGGGCCGATACCGACGACAAAGTTCCAAACGACGCATCAATACCGCTGTAAGTAGAACCGCCAAATGCAACGACGCCGCTGCCGTCGAGCAGGCGGATCGGCGCGCCGGGGAGCAGGATTTCAACCGCGCCAAAAACCAGAACTCGGTCACCGGCTAGGGCCGTGTCGAACCCAGCGGATAGGCTCGTCATGCGGATTCGGCGATTGAAAAGCTGACAGGAACGTAAGCGTCTAGGTCGTGATTCCAAGCCATTTCTTGCCCGGCAATCAAGCCTTCAATGACCGGCGACGAAAAATTGCATGGCGAATTGTCTGCTGGTGAAGTGCGCAAAGCCGGGAAGATCGACAGTGCCGCAACGCCGCCGCCCGATGCCGTAACTGCCGCCGTCACCATATGCAGATAACGCCGACCGCCGGTTAGGATGCTAAAAAACTGGCCAGCCTGGACGGGATAAGATGCGGCAAATGCGTCCACATTTAACGTGGTGCCGGTTTGTGATGCGCCGTTGACCAGCACAGACCCCGGCGTCCCAATCGTCAGGCCCGGTTGTGGCCACGGGTAGGACGCGCCCGCCGATCGCGCCAGCAACAGCGGCACCAGCAACGAGCGCAAGGTCGCGCCCTCTTTGGTGTTTGGAAACTCCACGTCGAGCGCCCAGCGTGAGCCGAGCCGATCAAGCCGCTGTGACACGCCGCCGCTC